GCTTCAAGGTGGATTGCGTGGTGGTCCATAAGATGTCCAAAGAACTCGTCCTGTCGGGCAATGGCGTGTTTCCCATGTCGGGGGCTATGCAGATGGGTCAGGACACCCCAGAGCCTCCCAAAGAGGTCGCAGACGCCGTTAGGAAGGGTGTGGTACTGGGGTCTAAACTGGGTAGGAAGCTTCAAATACGTATGGAGTCCAACCCCGCCAAGGAACTCCGAAAGAAATACGGCAAAATCAACAAACGGCAGCTTCATGAGGCTGCTTTCGATGCGGATGACTTCTTTCAGCGGATATACATTGACCCCCGCACCGGAGCCAACCTTCACATTACGGTAGATGCCAGCAGTTCAATGTCGGGAGAGAAGTGGTATCGAACCATGACTGCCGTGGTAGCTATATGTAAAGCGGCGAGCATGATTGACAACATCCACGTCACAGTCTCCTTCCGAACCACCCAATCCACAAATGGGACAACGCTTCCATATGTCGTGCTGGCGTATGACTCGAAAGAGGATAAGTTCAACAAAGTCAGGACGCTCTTTCCGTATCTGGTTCCGAATGGCTGCACTCCCGAGGGGTTGGCCTTTGGGGCTACCATGAGCCTATTCGAGGGTATCACTCCCGACGAAGAGGACCGTTACTTCCTCAATCTCTCCGATGGTGAGCCGTGTTTCCACATGGTTGCTCCTGACACGGGGCTGGGGCTGTCTTATGATGGGAACTCGGGGACAGAACACACCAAGACTCAAGTGGATAAGATTCGTCGCCTCGGGGTTCAGATTCTAAGCTATTTCATTGAAGACCAGCCATATTGGCACAGGCAAGCGGCACAAGACCCAAATGCCGTCGCAATATTGAACAAGAAGCGTGAAGAGTCCCCGCAGCGGGTATGGTTCCGCAAGATGTACGGCAAGAACTCCCAATTCATTGATGTGAATAGCATTGTGGACCTCGCCAAGACCATCAACAAACTTTTTTTAACGAAGGGCGATGAACTACCCACCCGCTAAAGCAAGTGGGTTTCCACCGCAATAGTTATGAGTTTCTATCGGGTAGTTCCTACCCGTATTAAACGTTGTCTTTGGAAATGAGAAGTCCAAGATATTCTTGGAAGCATTCACATCTCTATCGTGTTTCTCATTACAATCTGGACAAGTCCATTCTCTATCATTTAACGTAAGAGAATGATTAACATATCCACAATGAGAACACGTCTTACTGGATGGTTCAAATCGACCTATTTTTAGGAAGTTCTTACCATACCAGTCGCTTTTATATTGGAGCATATTTACAAACTTCCCCCACGCATAATCTCCTATGAGTTTATTAGTTGGTGAATAGTTGTCCTTCTGCATCCCCCGAATGGTTAAATCCTCAATACAAATCGTATTCACTTGGTTATCGTGAGTGAGTTTGTAGGAGAGTTTATCCAAGAAATCTTTTCGTTGTCTTGCTATTTTGGAATGAAGTTTAGTAATCTGTTCTTGCTTGGAGATATGAGCGGTAGAACCTTTAGTGAGTTGCTCCAAGTCCTGTTGGTGTTTAGTGAGTTTGGCGGCAGATTGCTTCAACACCTTTGGGTTCTCAATCTTGGTTCCATCGTTTAGGGTAAGAAATGTCTTTACTCCAAAATCTATACCGATTGCTTTATCCTTTTTTGGTGTTGGTTTCTTTGGTAGTTCTTTTTCAACTTCTACAAGAATGGAAACATAGTATCGTTTATCTCTGTCTTGGGATACGATTGCTTGTTTAATAGTTCCCTCTGATGGTCGGTCAAAGATACACTTTATTCCTTCACGGAACTTTGGTATGACCAATCTATTCGTTTCATATTTCGGTTTAATGTTGTTATTCGTCATTGGAACGATGAACGATTTACGAGCATACCTCCTTGACTTAAACTTTGGAAATCCAGCATTGGAACGAAAGAAGGACGTATATGCTCTATCCAAGTTGAGAATGGATTGTTGGAGCGATTGAGAACCTATATCACTCAACCATTCATTCGTTTCCTTTAACTTTGGAAGTTCAGTTGCCATATCCTGCCAGTTCAGTGTTTTCTTGGTTTCTTTGTAATGTTTAATCTTTACTTCAAGAAAATGATTGTATATCCATCGGCAATGTCCAAAGTGTTTGGACAAGAGAACCTCTTGTTCCTTCGTAGGATATATTCTGTATTTGTAAGCAACGTTATACATTCTACAACATACATATCATTCACTTTCTAAAAACGATTAACTATTTTCTATGGGTCGCATTCATCCCATCCCCTAAAGGAGATGGGTTTTCTGCTCCCACAAAGATAAATAATGCTTGACATATTATAATGAGCGTGGTATGCTCCTTACAATGCCAAGAAGGCTTTCTAGTTAACCCATATGAAACAAAAGAAAAACAAGACAAATCAAGTTGTAACATGGCCTACCGCCACGTTATTCACCATCAAGGAACTCCATCGGCTCAATCCGAAATTCGTCGAGATTACGCTTCGAGTGAGGCTGGGTAAGGCGATTACGGAGACGCAGAAAGTTGCCGAGATTGGTTCTATCCCCGGTGAGAAGGGTCGCCCGCAGAAGGTGTTCGCCATGACTCCGGTGACAAAGCTAACATTGGAAAAGGCCAGAGCCGAACATATCAACCTCGTGGACAATGCCGACAAGTTGGTTCAATACGTTTCTGTAACCAACCCCGTCCCCGCTCCGTCCGTGAATGTAAGTGCGCCAGCAACAGCGACAGTGACCTAACCTTTGATGCCGTGTATTTGGTATGGACAAAGACCAGATTCTCAAAAAGTTACGACCCAAACTTTACCAGATATACGGCATCTTCAATTTCAAGACCAAGGAACTGATATACGTCAGCCTTGACTACGACGAAGTAGAGCTACAGTTTGAAATGGATGACTATGGTGAAGATGCCGACATCATCTGTTTCACGACGCTGGTGCGTTAGTATCGAATGAGGTACTTACCAATGGTTTCGATGGGACCATTGTAGGTCTGAATCCTTCTGAATCCATTCGTATCCAAGATGTAGGAGTAAATCCTTACTTTTGTTGTCTTGGGGACGTTCATGAGTTCGTCAAGCTTCTTTACATGCCCGATGACTATTGTTTTTCCGCCCCATATGATAGGTATATTTAAGTCTTTGTCGAAGAAGACGAGAGTATTGAGGTTCATGTAAAAGAGATGGAACACGGCCCCAGCAATTTTACCCTGTTTTTCTGAGTTTATGACATTTTGGGCTAACATAGGTGGTTATAAATATCTTGATATGAGTCTAAACTCTTTTGACAGACGATGAACGACGGTTGCGCCGAGACCAAATGTAGTTTTCGCTTTTGACTTCAATGCTCCATATCCATATGTCTTATAAGTTTCCAATAGTATATTTTTTGTGATACTATCCACCGGTTTCCATTGTGGATTTTTGTTCCCACTTACTTGGGGACGTTTTGTTCCATGATTTCTTTTTGGAATGCCTTTGAGTTTTCGAGAAGTTTTTAGTTTTGATTCTTCGGTATGTCGGTGACCAGTAAATCCTCCCCCACCTGTGGATAAGAAGCTCATGTTGTATGTTTTATCTGTTTCTACGGAAGCAATGGTGAGGTATGTTTGTTCTTCTATGAGAAGTTTGTCCGGGGAGACTTCCTTTACTATGATAAACTCAAACGCATCTTTTCCATATTTATTCCACGATTTTTGTAAGTGGTCATTATCGTGTCTGTTTGCTCGTAAGTCGTTAATATGTTCATACCATCGTCCGTACATTCCGTCAATGTTGTTGGAACTTCCAACGTAGTATTTGCCGTTGGTTTTATTGACTATTTTGTATATTCCACTTACGCCTGTAATATCGTTTGAGCGATGCCGCCCGTTCCTGTTCGACATGTCTCCAATAGCTGGACATTCTATATTTTCGGTTTCGTTCATCCAGTTCCTCCTTTGTTCTATAAACTCGTTTTCTTCCCATACCAATAAGTATTACCCTAAAATAGATTATTACGAAAAATCTTACGAAATCTTTTCTGTTAAAAAAAGTTGCTTGATGTTTTGTGGTGTGATAGACTATTTACAATGAGAGACAATACTTTTTCTAAGGAGAATAGACGTGGGCAAAACGTACCGCAGAGATAAGCCGTTCCGTCCGAAGGCGCACGGGCGGGTGTTCAATAAGGACCATCAACCGTGGAAGAAGCCGAAGAAGCAGTCCAAAGAGGACGAGAGAGCGCCCGCCTCTGATGACATAACACAGACAAACACATGATTATCGTACTATCTATCCTACTGTTGCTTACCATTGCTGCAATTGCAGTCTTGGCCAAGATGATTGTTGCCCTCACCAAGAAGGTTGAATCACTACAACTCGCCTTAACCGAGTTCAATACCCCTCTCAAAACTCTCGACGACCAGTTGAAGGTTCTGTATGAGCGAGTTGACAAGATTGATGACCGCATACCAGTCATCGTCGGATGGTGTGAGACCTTAAGAGGAAACCAAGACACCCTACAGGGTGATATGGAAAAAGCATTCTATGGCACCAAGAAAGACATCCGTCAAATCGAAAAGCAGCAAGAGCGAGCAGCAGCTACCGAAGCGCAAAAGTCTGTTTGACCATGTTAAAGCAATTCGGCAAGACAAAGACCCGAATTACTATAACAACCTGTCAGAGGATGACCGCAAGTCGTTCAATCATTTCATGATTGTTCGTGCGCTGTCAATGGACGCCGCCATCGTTGAAGAGATGGCGCAACTCTATCAGCTATTCGACAAGATTCCTTCCCCTCAGTTCTACCAATTGCTTGTGGCACTTGTGCCGCAGGACTTTCGCTTTTACAAGTGGATTAAGTCCCGCAAGATGAAGCATAAGAAGGAACTCCTTCAAATCGTAGCCAAGAGGTTCGGAGTATCACAGTTTGAGGCCAACGACTACACCAATATCCTTTTGAAGACCGAAGAAGGTCAGGGGGAACTTGTATCCATCTGTCGGGCATTCGGAATGGATGACAAAGAGATGGAAGAGGTCTTTGATGACAAGGCAAAAGATGAAGAATGAACAAGACACAGCCGAGTGGTATTTAGCCCAAATGGCTAAAGTGAAAGCGGCTAAGGCCGAGGCATCTAAGCCAAGACCTCCGACGTTTCGTTGTTGTAATCAGCCAGAGGCCGAGGGCCATCACAAAGAATGTGTAAACTTTCAACCCGAGGGCGAGACAAAGAAGAATCGGATAGTTGAACACATTCCTAATTTTGCGGATGGGTTTGACCCACGGTGCGTCAGCTTCGACACATTGGAAGAGTTGATGGAAATTTCATGGGTGAAAAGCTGGAAAGAGGCTCCCCAATTTCATAGGTATTCGGCAGATTCTTACTTGATGGTAGAGCGAGAGGATGGATGCTGGTGGTGGGCAATAGGAAAGCTTCGCCATCCTGTTGAGGGATTGCCAAGGTGGGAAGCCAAATATAAGGATAAGGATGAAGACGTACGACGAAAGACTATTGGAAGCGATGCGGGCACGGGACGAACGCATTCTACGAGAAAGACAGAACCCGCCTCCCGCCTCGTATAGTTCCGGGATTAGTCCCAAACTTTTGGCAGAAGCAATAGCCGATGCCAAGGCCGTAAGACAGCAAGCCCTTGCCAATGCCAAGATTGCTCTTGAGGAAGCGTTCGGTAAGCGGTATGAGGACATGTTCGCAGAGAAATTGAAACAAGAAGGTTTACCCATAAAGGATAAATGAAAGTTATTGGAATTGCAGGTTTCGCACGTTGCGGTAAAGACACGTTTGTTCATATCGCCAAGACCCTCCTTCAAAAGAATGGCTACAGGGCAACCCGAGTTGCTTTTGCTGACATGCTCAAGGATGAAGTTACGGGCATGTTGAAGAACAATGAATTCAAGGCCACAGTCAAGACTGATGACCCAGCAGTGAAGACCCAGATGCGTCCTCTGATGGTATGGTGGGGGTGTCAGCGCCGATATGAGAGTGAGGGCGGCATGTACTGGGTAAATGAAGTGGACCGACAGATTGAAGACCTCATTGCCGATTGTACGGCAGCGGGTGAATCAACTGACCGGATGATAGTTCTCGTATCCGATGTTCGGTTTCCTAATGAAGTAAAGTGGGTTCATGAGAAGTGGGGTGGGCAAGTTATCCACTTAAAGAAGTGGAAGAGTGAATGGCGTAAGGGTGGTCAAGATGGAAGTGATGAGGTTTTGGTTAAGGTCTATGACCCCGCTCCTAACGAAGAAGAAGCCAAGCAAGACCCGCTTGTGGAGGCTCTGGCCGATGTTAAGACGGAGTGGGAAGGAAAGGGAAAGCCATCCGCAGCCGATGCTTCCATAGAGGTTGACCTTCAACGGGTTGTACTATCTGCTCTTAACGAAACTAAATTCTTCAAGCACCCCGAACCTGTTATCGGCACACTAACCCTATAAGGGCACCGTTGTCGGTATAGAATTGAATCTGCCGCTCTTCTGTTTTGGATAGGAACTCGTTCTTGAACTTGGGGACGACACTCTTAACTGCATTCATATACGTCACGGTGCAGTTGTCGTACAATTTTTTTTTGTCTTCCGCTTTCCAACAGTTACACGCCGCATTGTAGTTGTTTATACAAAAAACAACCTGTTGGAATGTCATGTCTAAATTCTGCAAGTTTCCCTTGCTGACGAAGTTAGCAAACTGAGTGGCATTGCGAATATCCATATGATTATCCCAACAGGCGGTCAATCGCAGTGAATAGTAGGAGTCCTCCTATAACGAATACTGGGAAGAGGAAGATGGAGGTCAATGCTGCGGGTAAGATGGATAACCAGACTGCCAAGCAAATTGGACAGGTTATCAATCGTACAAAGAAGCAGTTGTGGTCACGTCGGAGATAGTTCAGATACGTGAGGGTTGCGTCATTATACTTCTTGTCTTCGTAGTCCTTGTAGAAGGATAGAGCATTTAGACGAAGAAGTCGGCAGTATTCCAACCAAGCGTCAGTTCTGAACCATATCAGAAGAATCAGGGCAATGAGACATATGATTTCCATACCTATAACTATTACAGGATGGTCAGTTTCGTCTCGTCAATGGGCGGGTTGGTAACTACGATTTTGTCACGTAGATTGGGGAGTTGTTTAAGAAGGGGTTCGACTTCTTCGGGGCATGTAGGGTGAAGGAAGGTTCCCCATTTCTTTACAAATCTGTCTAGTTCAACATGGTCAAGTTCCATGCGTTTCTTGTCCCGCTCTTGGTTCTCTGGCTTCCACCACTCGATGCCACGGCTGCTTGTACAGGTGAAGTGATACACGATGGCATCCCAACACTGTTTGAACTCGACTCCTTTAAGAGCGAATCGAAGGGCGATGTCGCTGTCTTCCCGGGATTTCTTGAAGCTTACGTCATGACCCCCTATATCGTTCCACAGGTGCCTGTACAGCGTGAACGGGGCGAAGAAGTAGTTTGTCAGCTTGTTGGTGTCCTTATTCGCCTCAGCGAAGCGTAGGAAGTCTTCATACTTGAATTCTGCGGGGTCGAATCCGAAGCGTTGGACAAAGGTGACATTGTTATCGTTTGGGCAATGGAGGGGGGGTTCTACACGGGTAGAACATAGGATACGGTTTTCTTTGACGTGGCATAGTAGTTTTTCGTCATATTTCAAACTTATAACCATATCAGACTGGAGGTAAGAAACCACTTCATGTTTCGCATTCTTAAACATCCAATTGATATTTCCAGCATAACCTACAGGAGGCCCGTCATTCCGAACGACCCTCAGATTTGGGAAATTGGCTTTAAGACCCACCAACATGTTAGCGGTGCCTTGGTTATCCGAATCCACAAAAATCAGAATCTCGTGGAGATTAACGTCAATTCCATTGAGAAGTGAATTCAAGAGAAGTGTGATGTAGTCCTTCTCATTTTTTGCGGTATTGATACAAAAACTTATTGGCTGCATGTTCTGTCCTTTCGAATTGCTCGGATGGTGTGACCTAGTTTCACCATTTCTTCATGAGTGAATCGGTCACTCTTTACTGCATTACATATAGAGCAGCATACGCAACAATTTGACTTGGTGTAACCTTTTGAATTGTCTTTTCGGTCAAGATTATACGAAAAGGATTCGCCTCCCATGTACGTTGAATGTTTCAGCCATTTCACGGGGCTATGGCAATAGTGGCAAGTGGGAGTTTTGGTGAATCGGACGAAATCGTTATACGTAATTCCACAGTGAAGAGATTTCTTTTTGCATTTGTGGAGAAGGTAATGAAAGAGGTTTTCGTAGGGTCTTATTTTTTGGCCGCAACTTCTGCATGATTTCCCTAATCGTTTAGACTGAATGAGATTGGATTGGTTTGTATAAACCATTTCTTTTCCACATTCGGGGCATGGCTTTGACCATTTCATGTGAGTTTTAGCACGGTTCGTCGGATGCCTTCTTCGAGGCCAAGCAATTGAAGATTGCCTACTTTTCGCATTCTATCTAGGAAATATCCACTCCCAGTATAGTCGTAGCCCTCACCCATTTCATTCAATTTGATGGTGGGGTGGAATACGTTCATATGCTTATGAATCAGACTCGCAATATCAAGTAGAGTCTTCTTCTCAGGATAGACTAAGTTGATGTCTTTTGGTATATTTTCTGGATGATTGAGGATGAAGTCTATCACCGTGAATATGTCATCAAGATAAAAGTAGTCCATCTTTTTGTTTTGATGAATTTCGATTGGTAGTCCTCGCTTGAGGTTAAGGATACCATTCTTGATGAAGCGAGAAGGGTCTTCGTCGAAGTTGAAGCAGCCAAACAGCCGGACGACCCATATGTTGTCGAGGTCTTCGTGGCATCGGCGAGTAATGAGGTTCTTGGACAGCCCATATGGGTCCACAGGCCAACAATACTTCGCCGTTCCCTCGAAGCGTCCGTGGATGGGGTATCTCCTGTCAAATTCGGCACCGGAACTTATGACGATGAATTTACAGAATTCAAAATCGGGTCTCATGACACATAGGTATAGATTCTCGAACATTTTCATGTTCGGGACGAATACGTCTTCCCAAGTATCTTTGCGGTCTCGGTCTCCACCCTTGACGGCAGCATGAATGATAACATCGGGCTTGGATTTGGTGAGGTATTCCTCCACCCGTTCGGGGTTTAGCAAGTCCATCTCTATACGGGATGGTGCATTCACTTCATATCCTGCATTCAGGAAAAGAGGCACGAGATTTCGTGCAATGTAACCTTGACCTCCTGTGATTAGGATTCTCATTTGGTTTTGCAGAAGTCGGCGCTCTCTACAAGAATGGTACTGAAGTGACTCTTTAAGGCATCCGCATAGGCGGGGCAAATCTGTTCTGGCTCATCAAGGTGAACGATATGGATACTTCGGCACATGGACTTGAATGCATCCGTGAAATCACCTTTATGTTGTGCCTGCGGGTCCACTGGTTGTTCACTGCCAATGGCTACTCGGATAATGACCTTTGGAACGAGTTCCCCATTGGACATGAGCGGATACTTGTCCAGATGGTTCACAATCTGGTCGGCAGCAACGATGAGGAAGTTCCATCGGGGATAGATGGCAATGGGCAACCATCCGGCAATAGCAAGACCAGTACAGACTCCCATCTGTAAGTTTTCGGCTACGGGAAACTCATATTTCTTCTCATCGGGAAGATGAGCGAGAGAATCATACATCCCCGTGCCGGGGTAACGCACAGCTTGCCCTATGAACATGGTTTTAGGGTGATTGGCGAGCAACGTCATCGCCTTCTTGATTTCCTCGTAGTATTTCATTAGAATTGGACTCTTACACCAGCACCCGCATGGGGATATTTGGTGTTCTTGTATTTGTAACGCATCAGGTGAGTCGAGGGGTAGGTGCCCCATGCTACATCGGTTGGTGTCTCCACGGACAATCCATTGTCCTCAATAACCCAAGTGATGGGGAGGCAATGTCCTTTGGCATATTCGTACGCTTCGTGAAATGCTCCAGTTTTTGCGGACATGTCGCCAACAAAGCACCACACTTTGTTCTTGGTGCCTTTATGTTTCTCGCCCCAAGCGATGCCAGTGGCAATGGAAGGAATGCCGCCCACAATAGAACTGCATATGATGCGGTGCTCGGGGATGCACATAACCATAGATTTTCCATTGAGGATACGTCGTTTCAATTCTTCAGGAGGAACACCTTTCAGTAGGCATTGATAATGGTTACGCCATGTGCAGCATACCCAATCATCCTTTTGTATCCATTTGAAGATGTCAATCATCTTCTCTTCATTGCCGTGGTAGAGATGGACAGGCGCATGAATCTGCTTCGTGTTGAAGCAATGGGCTATATCCTCTTCAAAAGCAATGAGTTGTTCCTTTGTTACCATACGAATTTATTTCGGTAGTAGTTTACCACAGTTGGTAGCTCTTTGTCAAGGTCGCATTTGTTGGTCCAACCAAGTGCTCGGAGTTTACTATCGTCGAGGCTGTATCTCAAATCCTGACCATCACGATGATAGGTGAAGTCACAGTACTGGCTTATGTCGGATGGAATATATGGCTCCGTCTTTCCATATAAGGTTGCGATGATTTTCCTGACTACTTCGATGTTCTGTAACTCGCAGTTTCCCCCGATGTTGAAGATTCCTTCTTCCTGCTCCTTGATTAAAGTGATGACACCCGCTGCCGTATCCTTGGCGTGTAGCCACACTCGTTTTGGAGTACCATGATTGTGGAGCGGGACTTTTTTCCCGAGTTGAATGAGTTTGCATGTCTTTGGAATGAGTTTCTCTGCATATTGCCCAACGCCATAGTTGTTGGTCGGGCGAACAATGATATAGGGAACCTTGAAGGTACGTCCCCATGCCAAGATTAACATATCCGCAGCCGCTTTGGTTGCCGAATAGGGATTGGATGGCTTGAGCAGGCTGCTCTCGTCGTGCGAGCCTTCTTTGATGTCTCCATACACTTCATCGGTGCTGAAATGGAGAAGAGTGGGCATACGAAATCGTTCCTTGCTCTTGACCAATTCCAACAAGCGATGAACGCCATTTATGTTTGAATGGAGAAATTCTTCGCTGCTGACAATCGAGTTGTCAACGTGCGTCTCGGCGGCAGTGTTGATGACGTAATCGCAGTCATACAGCCGGTCCAAGTCGTTAATGTCGGCCTTTATGAATTTGAAGGCATTGGTGCCATACGTTTCGAAGTCATGTAAACGGTCTGGTTGGGAGGCATAGGTCATCTTGTCAACGCCAATGACATTCCATCCCTCCTTGAGGCAGGCTTCGGTTACATAGGCTCCGATGAAGCCTAGACATCCGGTGACATATATGACGTGTTTCATATTACTTTTTCGGTCTCATGACGAAATACCAATTCCAACTTTGGATTAGCTCGTCAGGCATAGTTTCTTCGGTATCCGTTTTCGGGTAGGGTGGAGTTTGCAGACAGGACGGATATACCGCCTCCATCTCGAACCCGTGGATATACATAAAGTAGATGAAGTTGTCATAGTCCCACAGACCACGATACAAAAATTGATGTGCCATTCGCCAGTTGGGAACGCTAACGAAGAAGATGGAAGTCTGTGTCATCAAGCTACGAACCTTCTTGACGACATTGGTCGGAGCAAGCAAATGCTCCAAGGTGTCATTACAGATAATCAAGTCGTACCTCGGAAGCAGACCCTCGGTATCCATATCTATGGAGATGTCTTTGACGAAGAACTTCCCCGCAAACTTATGCTCGTCGAAGTATTTCTTCGCAAAGGGCTTATCTACAAGGTGATATGTAACTGGGTCGGGAAGCAACTTCTGAATCTTTTGACTCAGTACTCCCGGACCTGACCCAATTTCCAATATGGTCTTGGAGAGACTGTCCTTGATGACTTCCCTAAGCATTTGGGCTTCGTAGTCGTAGCGATTGTCCCACCCTTGCTCGGCTAGACGAGTTGTATTCTCCCATTCATTTGTCTCAAGGGTATCAACCTTTTCGGCGGTGAATGATTTCTCAAAGTCATTGTGTTTTACACGGAAGATTGCCATATGTTTATGCTCGTATCTGTCTCATCACATGCATGTATGCATGTACCTGTTCGGCAACATAATCCAGTTGCTCTTCGGTGATTACGGGACTCGTCCCCAAAAATAGAGTGTCGGTTGTGACTTTTGTTGCCACGGGAAAGTAGTCTTTCATTGTGGGAGGTTCACGGACGAATACGCCGGGAGATTGCCTCCAATCAGTCCATTCAAGGTTACGATAGGCTGGTTGAAGCAACAAGTTTCCTCCGAAGTAGTTTCGGGTCTGGATTTTGTTGTCTTCCATATACTTCGTGAAATCCGAACGTGTGAATGGTGCTCCGTCTCTGACCGTAATCGGGAATGCGAACCATGATGGATTAGACTTTGGGGTTGCCTTGTGAAAATGGAAAAACTCTTCGTATGGGGCGAAAATTTCAGTCAGTCGGGCATGGTTGGCACGACGCTTGGCGTGAATCTCAGGAAGCTTATCGAGTTGAGCAAGTCCCATTGAGCATTGGATTTCAATTGGCTTGAGATTGTATCCTATTTGTTCGTACACGTACTTGTGGTCGAAAATTTCGTCAGGAAGACTTGGCAACCAGTTCTTGAATCGGCAACCACATGTGCCCTTGGTGGACAGGTTAGCTTTCTTTCCAACGCAGTAGCATCCCCTACCCCACTCACGGAGGCTACGAATGACCTTCTCATCTTCTGCATCATTGCACGCCACAAACCCACCTTCACCCATTGTGATATGGTGAGCGGGGTAGAAAGAGCAAGTAGAAAAG